ATTCATATTAGGTTCACTTAGCTGTGCTATAAAAGTATCCGTTGGTTCATTTGTTGGTTGTGACCTACTTCCTTGAGTAAAATCCATAGGTGGTGGTGTTACAGGTGGTGGCGGTATACTATTTGGTGGTGCGACACCAACACCTCTCTTAGCGTCTATTTGTTCTAAGTATTTTTGGAATTTTGCTATTTCTTCATAAGACATTGCTTCATCTTGCCCTACATTTGGTGAGGAACTTGGTAAGTCTTGTGAAGCTGGTTGGTGTGATGCGTTCGGATTTGAAACACCCATTTCATTCATTAATTTTTTTCTAGCGTCTACACCATCACTAATACTTTGTTGTGTTTGACTTATAGCATGGTTCCTTAATAATATCTGTTCTTGGGTTTTTCGTCTCATTTCAGCTGCCGCAGCTGATTCACCAGGAGATATGACATTAGAGTTACCAATAGGGTCGTCCATTCTTGCTTGTTCTTCATTTATTAGTTGTTCTTCATTTTTAGCTAATTGAGTACCAACAGCATTTGCAATTTCAAGTTGTTCCTTTGTTGGGAATACCTGGGGTTTCTTGTTTTCTTCCATAATTTAAAACATTAATATTATTCCTAATGTAACAATAAATACACCATAGTAAAGTTTTTATAAAAACAAAAAAGACCACACTTTCGTATAGTCTTTAATTAGTACCCTTGTTTAAATTACCCTCATAAATAATCCCACCAATCTCTCTAGTAGTGGCCCAAAGTGGTTGTAAATTAGTATAATGATTTAATTTTAATAGTTCTATATCATTAGTTGCGGATTCTAATGGTATAATATGGTCAATATGCCATTCACCATGGTTATTCCATGACATACCATTAGTAAATTGTGACTCGATATGTTCTTTAACAATTTCCCATTTACCACCTAATATCTTCTCAGTTTTATGATTTTTTCTATAACCCCTATATTTCATAGCAACTAATATCCTGTTCCTTAATACATTTTTTAATTTATTTAATGGTTTTCTTTCTCGTAAAGCTAATGTTGTTTGGTATTCACTTTTATAATCTCTTTTCTCCCTATTGTACATCAAACCATATTCCCTGTATCGTTTATAATGTTTAATATACTCTTCTTTTTTCCTATCTTTATAAACCCCATTATCTTTTAATTCCTTCCTATAATCTGAATCTATATTATGTTTACATTCTCTACAGTACGCATATAAACCAGTAATCGTCTCACCATTTTTATTAAATTCTTTAAATTCTTTAACAGTAGAACATTTATTACAAAACTTAAGACCTTTATTATATAAAGATACTTTCCATTTTGTTCCATGTTCTTTTAATTTTCGTCTTTCGCTATTATTTACCTTTACACATTCCCTACACCAATGATATAACCCATCTTTAGATGATTTTTTATTCCCGAATTCAGAAAGACTTTTTTCTATTTTACAATTTGTACATTTCTTCATACCCTAACTCTTTTTTTAATGTTTTAATAATTTCCTCTGGTTTAGTATTAATATCAGTTTCCCAAAATCTAAGAAGTTTATATTCATTATCAACACACCATTGTTCTTTAATTTTATCTTGTATTAAGTTAGCTTTTTGTGCTGCATATACAGGTTCATTAAATTTTGTATTTGGATTACAATGCCAATAATCACCATCAACCTCGATTAATATATTTTTACCCTTTATTTTAAAATCGAATAATGCTTTAATATCTCTAATATAAAATTGTCTATAATAATCTTTAGTCTCATCTAAATTAAATTCTGATTTTAATATTTGTAAAAAAGTTTCTTCCAATTTTGATTTAACTTGAAAACCATTTTTAATTATATATTCCATTCTTCGATGAGATTGTTTTTCCCTTTCTTCTGGATTAGACCATCTTAAATCAGCAGCTAATTTTATTGCTTCTTTATGTTCAACACTCTTTTCAACTCCAATTAATTTCTTTGATATGTTTTTACTTCTTTCTGGGTTAGCCATTACCTTATCGATATTATCTCGTACCCTTGGGTCTTCTATTGTTAAACCATCATTCCATACCTTAAGAGTACCATCAGCATGCATTTTTCTTTGAGTATCATGCGATTTTTTAATTGCTTCTGGGTTATGACCCCAATTATTATTAATCCTCTGAGAATGTCCTCTTATATAATCTACAAATCCCTTTTCTATTGAAAGAAAATTTGGTTTTCCTCCACAACCGCAAGCACATGTTGGTGGAATACCATCTAACTTATAATCAACATATGTTTGTTCGGCATTAATATTATGTTTTTGACTCCTATGTCTTCTTAATGAATCTAAGGATTCAAATTCTCTATTACATTCTTTACAAACTACCATAAAACGGGAAATTCTTCATTATATCTATTATTTCTAACAAATATAATAAAGAATGTCCACAAGTCAAGCTTTTGATAAAGCTATTTTTAATATAATTTCTAATTGTCTGGTTATCAAGTAGTTACTAGAAAAGCAATATTGCTCGGTCAAATCTCATTGTTGCCGTAATATCAGCAAGTGAGTCATCATCCATTGAAAGCTCACCGAATCCAACATTTGTAAGCATTGTACCTTGAAGTACCCACTTCTCAACAACAACACCAGTTGGGTCAAGCATTTCAAGCTCAACATCTTTCTTATAACCAGCCGCATAACCTTGTCTACCCGTGATTGACTCAGAATGAAGTCTAACCCATTCCATGATAGCTTGAGCCGCAGAAGGACCAATAGGGTCTCTAAATGTAACATCAATAGAACTCCATTTAAATCTACCAATTACCCACACCGATGTATTTAAGAAAGGTATTTCAACCTCTTCTTGTTCGATAGATGGTCTGGAAGCGGATGCTAACCACCATTCTTGAATACCTAAATCCGCTGGGAATCTTAGGAGCCATCTATTCTTTCTTTTTGGTTCGTAAGGAACGGGCATTTTCATTAATAAATCAGCCATAATATTTTTTGTTTTTTAAGTTATCTTATTTAATAATAAATATATCAATTTGTATTTTTTTCTTAAAAATATATTTATTAAATGTCATCAAATGACGCACCTGTATCCATTATGTTAAACTCTACACAAATAAATTCTAACGCTCTTGTTGGTTTAATGAATATTCTACCACAAAGTTCGTTTCTATCAATTGATTCTGGGTCGTTATCAAGAACAACTCTAAAGTCTGTAAGACCTCTCTCAGACCTAATATTGTCTAATATTGGATTAACTAATCCTAAGAATTGGTTTCTAACAATTGCATCGTTTTGTTCGAATAGAAGTCTGATAGCCACAGCAGAAATAAGTTTTCTTGCTTGTAATAAAAGTCTTCTAACGTTAATTCTATCAAGTGCAGATTCTTTAACTTGAAGTGTTTTATTACCCCAAATCTTAATTCCATCTGTTGTCCAAGTAGTTACTGGGTTGATTCTACCAGCGTAAAGCTCATCTCTCATAACCTGAGTTAACTTAACCCTTGCTTGAACAGCATCAACATCACCTCTTTGGATACCAGCTACAGCAAACCACGGGAATGCAATATTATCAGTCAACGCAATATTTCTAACTACGTCCCTTGTTGGTGGAACCCATATGTATTGATTATTTTCAGCATCATTAATCTGAATCCAAGGCCAGTATGTAGCAGTATAGTTACTGTCAAATTGGTCATCAAGGTCAGAAACAACGTTTTCAGCTAATAATATATCACCAGCAGAATCAGTATCTGGTGTTGTTACAATATAGATTGAATCCGCTCTATCTTGTTCAATCATTTCGATTGATTCTTCTACTAAGTTCGAATTATCAAAGACATCGATACCTGGTGTTGCAAACACATTAATATTTGTTGATTCTGGATTTCTGAATGTCCATATAGCTTCTAAATAAGCATAATAATCAGAGTTAATACCAGTATCTCCATTGGTTAAGGCTCTATTTGAGAATGTACCATTTAAAAGACCAGCAGCACCTTTAGAACCATTGATTAAATAATTATCTTTGTTTGTTCTTCTAGTTCTATATACATCCCATCCATCATAACCACCGTAAGGTGCAAATGTGAATTTTCTAGCGTAAATCTTCTCATAATCAGTACCCTCAATACCAGCATCAGTTCTAAACTCAGCATTACCTGTGTCGAATAAGAACACTGGCGAATAAGTACCACCAGTACTATCGATAACTATTTCCACGTTATCAATTGTGGCACCAGTTGCGTCAATATCCATGTGGAACCCTTGTGTTAAACCAGTCCACTGATTAATTGTAGTGGAGTTAGGAACACCTTTATAATCGAAGAAATCTTGGTCGATACCAACTGTATCAGAAAGACCTAAATAAATCTTACGCTTATTTTCAAAAACACCATAAGATGTCTTATATTCTAAATCTGGTCCAATAACACTTGTGTTACCATTAACCGTATAATCTCTAACAGGGACACCTACAAACCCAGCTGGGAATGCATCACTAGTATCTGACTCAGTTTCAAGTTCAATTAAGACATAGTTAGACCTTGCTGGGAAGTTACCATCAAATGTACCAATTTTTTTAGCAATGTAATTATTTGAAGATGGGTCCATACTACATCTAGCGAATCTTTCAAGAACTACTGGTTTAGCGTCAGTATCAGAATAAACTCTAATTGACACATCAAACTCTCTATCATCTGGTTTAATATTAGAAATCGAAATTTTAAATTCTTTATTTGCTGAATTACCATCAGAAATAGTGTGAAATCTAAATAATCTAAGTAAATTAGTACCCCTAAGTTCAGATACAATCCATGGTGTAATAGCTGGAGAGAATTCCGCTTTATAGTCATCAAATTCAGACCCGAACTCAACAAGTGTTTGATTTATTCCTCTAACCTTTCCAAGTGTGTTTAAATCTTCGAACATATCTAAGAAAAATTCTTCCACGAATATTGCAGTTTCATTATCCTTTGGTTCAGTTCCTAACACTCGATTAAGATAATTCTTCTTAGTTTTATCAAGTGATAATGAATAAGATACTAAACCTTGAGTGTTTGAATTACCAGTAAGAGTGAAATCACCTAATGGTGCTTCTTCGGCAGTTGTTATTGATGGGTCAAAACCTAAATCTGTTGTTGCAGAAATTTGGAATGTAAGATTTTCATCACCATCATATTTCGCTCTTGACCTAAGAAGGGCGACTATCTGATTCTCAACATCAGAATAACCAGTACCAGAATAAGTAATAGTCTCACCAGTTGTTGTACCAGTAAATTCAGTACCAGTAGTACCTTGCGAATCAACATAAAGATTGAATGAAGACCCACTGAATGTATTTGAACCAGATGGGTCCTTATAGAATACAGGGTCTATTGTTACAGTATCACCAGTATCAGCTAGTCCTAAGAAGGCTAATTGACTTACAATAACACCATTATCATAAAGTGCTTGTACTATTGGGTCAGCAGCCACTAATGACGTTATGGTACCAGCAGTTGTCGCTGTAAATGAAATCAATGGGGAATAAGTTGTGGCTGTTGTAGTCACACCAGTTGTTGATAAATCTAATGCCGCATCTAACGTAATACCCCAAGCAAGACCAGCATCGTATCCAGAGAATCCAAGAATCCTAGATACATACAATTGATTTGATTGTGATAAATATGATTTTGCGATGTAAGGCAATTCATATGCTGGCGCACCAGTATCCTTAACCTTAGAAGCGTTCAAACCACCAAAGAAGTTTTTAAACTCATCGTAATTACTTACGAAAATTGGTTGGAATGCTGGACCCTTTGTGGTCTCACCAACCAAACCTAATGTTGTAACACCGACTTGTCTAGTTACGAATGAAAGGTCATTTTCTGAGGTATAAACCCCTGGGCTTACGAATACACTATTTTTTGCCATCTATTTTATTTTTAAATATTATTATTTTTGCGTTTAATAATAAATATGTTTGAAAATGACAAAAGAATTTTTATGAAGTAGAATACTTCATTTAAAGTATGACTTTTTTCATACTTTCGACATACTTATATTAAAAATACCCTAATTATGTCTGTTAAGCGTATAAAAAACTTGAAAATAACACCAACAACACACAAAATATTAAAAGACTATTGTGAAGAAAATGGTTTAAAGATGTTCTCATTTGTTGAAAGGATTATTAAAGAGAAGTGTATAAAGCCTAAAGATATCTATGGTGATGATTAATCTTTTTTAATTAATCTAGCCTTCCCACCCTTAACCATCCTATATGATTTAACATTATTTCCTTTCGCATATTTATAACCTTCTTCCCACCAACCAGTCATTATTTCTTTATCAAAAACAAGACTATTATTGGTTAATTTTCTAGGGGTATAATAAATATTTAAAACCACATCTTTATCTTTAGCTATCAATTTACCTATCTGTACATCATCCTTAGATAATTCATTATGCATCATATCGATTTCAGTTAAAATACCATGTAGTAAGTTTCTTAAGTATTCTACCTCAAACTTAGGTTCTTCTTCTTTTAATATGATTACATCAATCTCAGTTGCACCTCTATTTATCGCTTCTTGAATTGGAACTGTTTCTAATATACCACCATCAATATATTGATAATCATTCTTTAATACTGGACTCATAAATGGATATGCACTACAAGATGCTTGTGTCCACTCACAAAAATCATCATACCCCCAATCAGATGATGATTTATATTCAACTTGTTTTAATGTAGCATTAACCACACATACTATCAATTCTTTTTGTAGTTCTTCTTTAACTCTAAGATATTCCTTTTGAGACATGAATTTTTGTATCAATGAAAATAAATTACTAGAATCACCAAACGATATTGCACCATCTATTTTTTGTATTTTAAACCAAGGAAATTTAAGTTTTTTAACAAATTTAAATGATGGTAATAAATTCTTAATTACATTCCACCAATCTAATTTAGCTTTAACTTTACCATTATTATTAGCAACAACTTTAAATGGATTAATTTTCCAAATGTCCTCACTATTAACAGTCGTATAACCTTCCTTCAAACTAGGTATATTACCAGTAGAAGCAATTAATTGAATGAGAGTACCAGTAGAAGAAGATACATACATATCATAATTCTTATTTTCTTTGGTTATAAGATAATCAACAATACCACCCGCGAAAGCACCCTTACTACCACCTCCCGAAACAACGATACAACGTTTCACATTATCTTTATTCATATTTCCATTTATATTTTCCCACCATCATTACCCTAAAATTTCATCCTCAA